GGCGGTTCTTGAGTCGAGGATTTCCCTTGTTTCGCCACTTGCCTCAAATAGGTCAGCGAAGATATCTGCAGTCCGAGTTCTAAACGATAAAAAAAAAGCAGCGCACCCTGCACTATGTCCATCGTGATGGCCTCGAATGCTGATCCATCGTGCTTATCCGGGTGGTATTTTTCTATCTCGTGCCTCCCGAAGGCCTCCTTCGTAACGGGGCGGTATAGCACCCCCATCCACTTCTGTGCATTTTTTATGGGGTCTTTCATATACTCTTCCAGATCCACAAACTCACCCAGCGAGATGTTCTCCAGCTTAGGGTGAAAGCCATACTTTACGCCATTGATATGCACGAAGCGATGTAGGGGTGGGTTCTCCGTGAATACCCCAGCAATTATTGTCTTGATATCCTCCAGCTCTTTTACCGGGAACGACTCCTGCTCATCCTTATCGATTCCACAGAATATAGATAGTGCTAAGTCCTCTGCCGTTTCATCCGTAGGGTTAGCCCCCATAAACCTCTGAAAGTCTTTGAGGCTGAGGTCAGCCCAGATCGTGGGTACTTTTATTGTGCGAAGCATTGCTGGCGTGTGTCGTTGATATTCGTAATGTGAAAAAATTGTACGTCCTCATAGAGTTTCTCCGCAAGGTCAGCGCACCTCTGAGGGTCGAGGTTCCGTAGTTCCTCTTCCCAATGCCCCGGCCCTTTACAAAGGATTGAGTTGCTCTTATTCAGCAACGGGGTATAGGGGTGCATATCCTGCGCTATGATGCACGTCTTGGTAAAGCCAGCCTCCAGAGCCTTTAGGTTTGACTTGCATCTGTTAAAGGCACTCGGTGAAAGTGGGGCGATACTGACGTGGATGTTCTTATATAGTTTGCCATAGTCGGAGTAGTCAGCCCTCTGGAACGCATTAGAAGCCTTTAGCGACTCTTTATAGTACTCAATGGTATAAGCATTCAGTCCCTCTAAATTGATGCGGTTATACGCCAAGTCTTCATCGTGATGCAAAGCACCCATATATCCGACATTAAAGCCCTCGACCTTTTCTATGTCCTCCCATTGTGTTCTGCGTGGGTCTATCGCATTTGGCAGTACCCAGATAGGTACGTAAGGGTTTTCTTTTTGGATCTTGCTCGCAAGGTATTCATTGGTCGTATGGATTTCATCCGCTATTTTGATAGTCGATACGATGTCCTGCGTTTTCTGATTGCTATAATTAGCGTGATGCCTCGGTAGCATCCACCAGTCATCGAGGTCGAGGATCAGCTTTATATTGTTCTTGTCCAGCATATACCGGAACGCCTTGTGATTCTTTGTCGCAAGCCCTCGGTTCACGACCAGATGCGTGATTGCATCCTTGTACTTATCGAGTTCCTGTATGGTTCCAAACTTAATTAAGTAGCCTCGCATAAGCAAGTCCTCGTATGGTATCTGGAGGCGGTGGTAATAAACCCCACCCGGTTGTCCTGCTACGTATATCATCTTACAGAGTATCTGCCAAAGTTAGGATTATTTTTCTTGCTAAAGATAGCATACCTCGCTGCATCGATTGCGTGGTTAAAAGCATCGATGGGCTTATTAAGTAGGTTTCCATTTTTATCCTCCGTCCATTTGTAGTTACGCATCTCCTTTTCAAGATTGATGCTCCGGGGAGTGATGAATAGCTTGTACCTTTTCATTATATCGATTCCTGCGTTCACCGAGTCCGGCCCCTTAGTCGTGGGCTTTACATTGTATCCCCTCCGATATAGTTCCTCGATTGACTTAGGCTCTGCGCTATCCGCATACACCTCGCTGCGCCTATCGATACCGATGGAGGTAAAGACATTTGCGATGTCGTTATTGGTCATCCCCGTGCGGTATAGCAGTTCATCAAAATAAAGGCTTCCATTCGCCTCATATACTGCAACCAGTGCACTGGGATCATTCGTGTACCCGAAGTCAAGTCCAAATGATAAGAGCTTTGCATCCGTTGGGATCTCGGACTGCCCATACTGGAATATCGTGGCTCTACTCATACCTCTTTCCCCCAGACCATAGATACGCCAGTAGTCATTGTCCGTATCCTTGAGCCGTAGGATTTCATCCTTGATGCTGCTATCAAGGAACGGGTTGTCAAGGTAGGTAGTCTGAAAAAAGTCGCAGTCATCTCTCGGCACGACCTTATCGTAGATCCAATGGAACGCATCCGAAGGGTTGTAGTCAAGTATCGCACGATCCTCGGTTCTCATTATAAGCTGCTGCCAGTCCTCGTACGTCAGCTCATTGGCTTCGTTAATGTACAAGAGGTTGCGCTTGCGCCCTCGTATCTTCTGCGGTTGGTCAAGGCTGATAAACTCCACAAGGTTCCCATTTAGGTAGTACTCGCTATTTGACCTGTTGTGGTAGATCTCATTGTATATGTCGTGGTTCCGGAGGATCTCAAAGAAGTCCCTCATAACAGAAGCCCGGAGCGCAGGGAACGTCTTACGGCAGATCGTGATGGTCTTGCCTTCGTTCTTATCCGTGTAATGAAATATGATCCATAGCAGGATATTGTAAGTTTTTCCGCTACGGGTACCACCCTGCTCGACTACTATCTTTTTAGTGCTTCGCTTTAGGTGGCCATATACCTTGTTGGTCTCAATCTTCGCCAAGCACCTCTATCTGAAATAGCTTCGGAGTCTGGATATCCACCTCTTGCCTCTCTATGTATCCTCTCTTCTTGCCCTTGGTCTTTAGAAAAAAGATAGTAGCGGTTGAGTTTCCCTCCTTTATCTGCTTGTGCAGTTGGCTCTCTGCGAAGTCAATGGCTACGTCTGATAGTTCTTCGACTGCTGCTTTGTATTCTTTGTCCTCTTGCAGCCATAGGTAGTGAGTTGTACGACCTATGCCTACCGTCTTTGCCGCTGATGTTACTACTCCTAAAGATTTCTCCAAAGCATCGAGCATCGCCTTTTTATGTTGTTCCGTTTTGTCCATTTGTTTGTTTGTTGTATCTTCGGTTTGCGAGGGTAGTGTAATGGTTGCACACTTGGTATTCCAATCAGGAAGTGGCGTTCGAATCGACCTCCTCGCTCAAAGTAGCCCTCCTCTCTTGGAGGGTTATTTTTTGCCCCTTGTACATACCTGCGCCCATTTCATCTATTTTATCAAACGGAATAATTGGTGAATTTATTTTGCAGGACTTGTCAATTAACAAAACATATCTGTTTTGAAAACCCTTTAATGGCTTGGCTCCAATAAAATTATACTTACTATCTCCTCTTTTTGCAACAACTTGCCCGTTAGCCAACTTGTAAATAGTTGAATTTCTGTTAATTTGAGTTAAGGCAAAGCCGCTTGCCCTGTAAATAGTTCCATCTCCGCATTGTGTTGCATCGGAGTAAGATAAAATCCATTTTATTTGAGGAGCCTGTTTTTTTAGTAATTTGATAGTTATCGCAATACAACGACTTTCGCTATATTTTGGTAAATAATCATCAAAAGCCATCCTATTTAACTCGAGCATCTCGTTCCACTTTTCGTTAAGAGTAATGTTGCAAGAGTCAACTAATTTCAAAACATTTCTTTTATCCATAGGAGGGCCATAAGACATCACCCCGTGAAGTTTGCCATCTAAAAAAGCACCAAAATGCAAAGTTGACAAGTTTACAACTTTACCCGAGTAATGATGCTTCTTTACAAACTCGTTTGCTATTTTGCTTGGTATGACCTTAACAATTATTTCTTTTGCTCTGCCCATTGCATAATGATTAAGTAGAGCGCATTGCCGTTTGAGTTCTCATTCCCCAACGTCTCGCAGTATTTGTACTCGTCTGTTGCTTTTATGTCGCTAATGGCATTCTGAATCTGCGCAGCCTGCTCATCCGCAAGCGTGAAGGTCATTTGTTGGAATGGTGACTTATCCCCATCGGGCAGGGTAAAGTCATCGCCAAACTCGGATGCGTTCAAATCAAAGCCACCTACATCCAAGCCCCAATCCGTCAATGCTTCGACATCCCACTCGTTGGCAAGCAAGTCCCAATCCCATTCTCCGAATCCTACGTTATCCTTAATGATAAACTCATTCTTTTGAATATCCGTTAGTTGATCCGCTACAATGATGGGTACTTCCTTCAGTCCTGCTGCTATGCAGGCTTTAAGGCGCATATTCCCTCCAAGCACTACCATATTGCCATCTACCACGATAGGCCGAAGTTCAAGCATCTGGGGGAACTCTTGTATGGACTTTACAAGCTTCTTGAACTTGTCATCCTTTATTATTCTTGGGTTGGTGGGGTTTGGTATGATTGTACCGATTGTTGCGATTTGCATAACTAAATAACTCGTTTTGTTAAATGGTGGTTGTGAACCTCGTAAAGATAGTCTTTCTTTAGTTTGGTTCCGAAGTCAGCCTCGTGATGACAAGTCCTGCATAATGCCATAAGATTCTCGATGTTATCCCGGATCTTGCTCCCTCCCATCCCCCTGGGCTCTATATGGTGGATGTCCTGCGCTTTGCCTTGACATACCTCGCAAGGGATAAAGTCAGTTGTTGAGAAGCCCATCGCTTTAAGATACACCTTTGTATGGTTTTTCACCTCAAAGCATTGTAATAGCAAAGAGGTTGGTCTACGCAGATAAGTGATCCGATTCTTGCAGCCTCCATTGCGAAGATACCATCGGCCTCGTAGCTCGTTTCAAAGAGGAGGTTCGGAAGATCATACGGCTTAAACATATAGCAGGCCATATCGATGTTCCCGACTTGAGGTTTGTCCGTAGGGCGTAGCCTACCTACTTGCCCCCACGTTACGATTGAGCAGTCGAGGTTATGCAGGTTGCCCCACTCTTCAATGAATTTTGGGTGCAGTACATTGTCATCATCCAGATAGTAAACCCAATCCTCTTTGGTGAAGGACTCTCTGTATAATTCAAGAAACTCATTTCGCAGGGGATGTCCCCAAGAGCCGGAGCGTGTAGAGTAGTGAGTGATGGATGCGCCTGTTGCTCCCTTGAAGTCGCAATTTGCATCCACCATTACCACCCAAGTAGCGTACTCCGGGATGCCGTGTTTTATCCTTACAAGGTTTTGAGGTCTTGAGCAGGGCGTTACGATGTAAAGCATTACTCAGATCCTTTACGCTCCAGAAACTTTACCCACATACGAGCAGCTACTGCCCTGCGCTGGGGCTTGAAGGGGTAGGTGCTACGGAGCTGAGCCATCGCTATCCTCATAAATTGGTCTTGCATTCTTTGTAATTTTTAATAATTTCTTGCTCAATAAGTTCTAACATATAATCAAAGCTGATGCCTTCATCTTCTCCTCCGAAGCGTTGTC